TACTGCACCAGTTTGACTATTAGTAGCTGTTACAGATTCAGTAAGGCTATCCTCATAGACTGAGTCACCCCAACCAGCTTGCCCCCAAGTTCCGCTACCCCAACCGCCAGCCACAAAAGTTTCCTACACTGACGCTGTATAAGTTACAAGAAGCGAATCACCTACAGTAACAACTCTAGAGACACTAAAACTACCTGCTGAATAAAGAATACCTGCACCACCATTAGATGACGTGTTTCTTGCCTGTGTTGCGCACAGTATAGTGCCAAGCACAGTACCGCCAGCACCACTAATTGTAAACGTAGTGGTTGTTGATGCTTTAGAACCTGATGATGCTGCGTTCCAAGCTGCTGTCGCTCTATTGGTAGAACTGCCGGAAATAGTGTAGTCTAGATATTCAAGCCAGCCTGTATGAGAAGCTAATGTGTCTCCAGCCGCGTAAGCGCTGAATGAAGCGTTGTCAACAAGACCCATGTACCAAGTAGTTGTCGGTGTACTTGCGCCTAAATAAACATCGAGTAAGTTATTTTTACCTACAGTCACAACAAGGTTTTGAATTGAATCTTCCCATTTTAAATTACCATCAGCATCAAGGCATTTAACATCGTATCGACCTGTGACTGAAAGTTGCTCGCTTACGCTACCACCAAGAAGGGCTGTTGTGCCTAATGAGTCTTGTGCATCTACTTTTTCTGTGTGCATATTAATACCTAATTGGATGATCGGATGAGGGCGCTTGTCGCCGTATTTACTGGAAAAGTTATTGTAAAAGTTGAAGCTGTTGTTTTATCACTACCAAAGTCCAGTACAGCAACAGAGCGGTTTGCTTCCGAGCTATTGTATATCAACGCGCCACGTACTGTGAAACTCGATGTAGGCCACGAGATGTTGTTAAAGCTAATGTACGCTGTACCGTCAGATGCGTTTACTACTGGGTTAATTAAGGTCTTACCCCCTGCTATATAACCCGTACCTGTAATTTCGCCTGTAGCGGTATAAACGGTGGTATCTTGGTCTAAAGTAGCATTAGCGGTGTACAACGCAATTTTAAACGTATCTATAGTGAAGTCGTGTGTGGCGGTATAAAGCTCTTTTTTAAAGCTGGTTGTTTGGCCTTGTACTATCATCTTACTGGTATCCTAGCTTGCCCGTTTCTATACGCATCACCTCTATCTTTACCCGTCGCAAGTGTGTTTAATAAGGTCATAGCTTCTTCATACCGTTGGCGGTAGTTAGTCATGGTTTCTGGTTCGCCTTTAAGGAAGGTATACGCCTCTAAGATAGCACCGTACAGCAAAGCAGAGTCAAAGTTTTCGCCGAGCCACGTCACCCCAACATCTACAAGAGAAGGTGGGTAATAGAAGTAGTGTAGCTCTGTAGTGTATTGCACATCAGGTGTAGGTCCTAAGATAAAGGTTAGCTCTGTTACTAAATTAGAGCGTGGGCCAAATATCGCGTAATACTTAGGTGTACCTGTGCTCGTAGGGTTGGGGTAGGCTTCACGAATGAAGTTAACGTCCTTATTTAACAAGAAGGTGTATTCCCCACTGGTAGGATGAACGACCGCAATAGAGTAAGCAGACAGAAAGTCGGCGGGGCACTCTAGGTATTTATTCGCCGCTGTGATGATACCCGTGACGTTTTTACGCAGGTCAGGGAGCTGTATGCTGTTATAAATCCGCTGCTCTGCCTCTTTAGTGAAGAGCGCAAGCTGACTAGCCGTGAACGTGTTCTCGACGTAATCCTGAATTGCTGTGCAAAGTTCTGTATAGGTCATAGCTATATGCCCTTATGCCATCGGTCCGCGAGCTGTTTTCCCTTTCGTTGCTGCGCCATTACCACGAGTCTTAACACCTGACGTTTTAGTGCCTGTTTGTGGGTAGCCTGCGGTGTTTGGGGTTGGTTCTGTTTTAATTTTGCCGGACATATCAATTCTCTAAGTTGTGATTGTAACAGTGCCAACAGACGCGGTGGCGACAAGGTAATTAGGTGTAAGTACTGCATCAAACTGTGAGGATCCTCCGACTGGAGCCCAACCCCACTGAAATACACGGCTGCCATCTGAGGGTAATTGTAACGCATTTAAACCAGACTGGTAATAACTTGTATCGGGACGAGGGTTTCTTAACGCTTGTGGGTCAAAAACAGGATACATTCCTACTTTTAACTGAGGTTGGTCTGGGTCCCAGCAAGCGGGGCACACGAGGATGTTTGTTACTTTAGTTTTAATCGTGAGCTTTTTAAGTTCTTTTAGCTGATATCGTTGTCCGCAACGATCGCAAAACCCGTGGCTCCACTTCCCTGATGAGTATTTAGTAGCCACAACTACCGCCCAATCCGTGGAACGAAGTGGTTACTTGCCTTCTCTCTATCTTCTGACATAGCAAGGTCGAGCTGCTGCTCATAATCCATTTTAAGCATTTGGATGCGTGTAGGGTCTACATTAGGTAACTTCATACTCAAATAACTAGCAAGCCCCGCAACCATAGCGTTAAGTAATCGGAAGGGGATGTCTTGAGTATTGGCTGCGTTGCCCGCGTCTTCAATACGGCGTAGTCGCCAATAAACAAGCGTGTAGTATGCACTTTGGTCTGGTGTAGGCCACACATTAATTTGAGGTTTTCTGCTAGTGGTTACAGCTGCGTCAGGGTAAGTTGCGCCGGTTTGACGGTTGATCCACACTTGGATAGGTCTGCCCTGAGCATTCTTATTAGGGATGGTAGAGTAGGTTGAGCCGGAGATACGGGTGATGTTTATGTCAACTTGGTTTTGCCCTGTGCCCGTACGCACTACATGGTCCAGTAAATCGATGGTGCCATCGGGAAGCGCGTACTCAATCTGACCCTGTACAAGCGCAATTGAACCCTCTTCAATAGTCCATAAATTGATACCCCGATTAGCAAATTCTATGGTCAGGAGATTAAGAGATCGTCTAGCTGTACGCATATCGTAACCGCTGCGAAGCTCTTGTCCGCAGCGCTCAAAAGCTTCTTCTACTAATTCGGCTAAGTCGAGATTAAAACTTGCTGTCCCTGTTGTAGTCATTTCTTTTTACCTTTCCGTCCAGGAAGTTTTTTAGGGTTAACTGCCCCCATACCTCTGCTAGGTCTCACCGTACACGACCTTTTGTATGACCTTTAGTTGCACAACCATCACCTCGGTGAGATGTTGAAGAGCGTGTAGTGCCGCCTGATGCAAACTTTCTAGGTGGTACTTTCTTAGTCGGTCTTGCTGGTGGGCGTTTAGTCATACCGCCTTTTTTAAAATCTTCATCTGTAAGACTTGCTAATTCAGCAGTGTCATCGGCGGTTACGCCCATTCTGTCGTTAGCCAGACCCTTATTGTAATCTACTTCGTCCGCCTTAAATGCGTCGTAGGCTGCTTGGCGTGACGCTCTACTGCCCGAAGTTTCTTCTCTAGGTGAGGACTTTTTAACCGGGGCGGCCATTGATTTGGGTTCAGACTTCTTGACAGCGACAGTGGCTTCAGCAGCAGGTTTACTCACTGGGGCAACGGGTTCAGCGGATGTACTTACTTTTAATGCTTTTGCTTTAGTATTAACAGCATCTACAGCATCTACCAAAGAGTTTGACTTCTTATTAGCCTGGCGATTATCCTCGATGTATTTTTTACGTTTAGCATCGTTCCGACTATTATATTCAGAGTCTTTACCTGATTGGTAGGGGCTACTATATATGCTCCCTAAACCACCCCTAGGACCTTCGTCTACGAACGGGCGCCCCTTTTTATACGAAGGCATATCTTCTCTAGCTACAGTATCTGCGTCTATTTTCTTTGTCATAATATTCTCCTAGACCTGCCGGCCTTTGGTTTTGCCTTTAGTAGCGCAACCATCTGCACGGGTAACACCGCCTTTAGCATAGCAACCGCCGCCTTTCATCTTCTTGGTGTCTTCCATCTTCTCGCCTTTAGCGTACTGCGAAGGAGAAAGTTTACCGGACTTAATAGCCTTAGCTTCTTTAAGCTCTTCCCCGTGGGTGTCTTTAC